ATCGTATGGTCGGTGCGGGTGTGTGTTACATCAACGCCGCACCGTACGCGATGCAAGTACGGGACCGCCACGATACCCCGTTTTACGAAACGCCCGCCGAGGCGTATCAAAAGACGGCGCTTAGTGGCGGCAGTCAATGGCTGAGTTCGGCAATGGTGGGCCTGGAGTGCAACAGCCAAGCGTACTTGGACGTGTTGAATTCGATCCGCCCGCTTCCCTCTGAGCCGTACGTTCTCGGGGAAATGGCCGCGTACCGGGGCAACACCAGCTACGTGGCCAACATGCAACCCGCGCTCGCGTATGCGGTGGACTCGGGCTACCCAGGGGCCCTAGAAGCGTGGAACCTGTTTAAGAATCGGGCGAACCCAGCGGACTACAGCGTGGGTAATCAGTTCGATATCTGGCCTCGTACCGTGGAGGGCGAACCGCAACCGGGTAACGGCGTTCCGTTCTTCTCGGGCACCATCGCCAACATCACCGGCACGGCAGGCCAAGCGATCACGCCGGTTAATGTCTCGGCGCGGTTCAGCGACACCGACGCGTTGACGTACAGCGCCAGCCCTGCCGGTACTGCGTGGCCCACCGGCTTGATTATCAACGCGAGCACCGGGGTGATTAGCGGCACGGTGGCATCGGCAACGACCGTTACGGGCTTGAAGGTGCGCGCCACCGACACCGCCGCGCAGACGGTGGATTCCAACGCATTTAGCGCCACGATTACCGCCGCTGCGGGTGTCGTGCCGGGCGTGCTTACCAACGTGGTGGCCACGGCGGGCGACGAGGAAATTACCCTCAACGCCACCCTTGGCAGCGTGGGTTCCTCGGCCATCACCAGCTTTAATATCGTGCTGTCCACTGGCGGGGCATTCACGCGGTACACACTACCGGCCACCGTCCCGGCCGAGGGTGACGTGCCGGTGAGCGCACAGATTCAAGCTATCAACGCGGTGGGTCCTGGCCCCCTTTCGGCCGCGTCCAACGTCGTTACCCCCGCGCTGATTGACAACCCGGAAAACAACGATTTTACGCCATCCACTTCGCGCATGATTACCGTCTTGCCGGGCCGTAAAGAATTCGATATGGGCGATTTCTGGACGATGGGCGCGAATGGCCCCGAGGCTGAGGTGGACCCGGACGAAACGTTGGATATTCCGTTTAACTGGACGCCGTGGCTTGCCGACATCGGCGGCGCGAATCTGGCTAGTGCGGCATTCACCCTGGTGGGCGGCGTCCAGAAAGCGGGTAGCGGGGCGACCACGAAAATTGCAACGGTGTTTTTCTCGGCCACCGACCAAGTGGGCAAGACCGTGGCTATCTCTTGCAAAATCATAACGGCTACCACGCCACCGCGCACCGTTGAACGCACGGTGTACCTCAAGATCAAGGAGCAATAACGTGGTAACAACTTCGGTTACGACCAGCTCGGGGCCAGCCGATCCGGCCCCTCAAGTTACCACCTCGGTGCTGGTGCTGGCGGGTGACGTTGTTACGTCCACCGCGTTTGCCGCGCCCTCGCTCAACATCGCGGAACCTCTCACCCTGGCCCAGGCCAAGGAGCATTTGCGGGTGGTGAATTCGGATGACGACGCGTACATTGCCGACCTGATCGTGGCCGCGCGTACGATGGCCGAGGGCAAGCTAAACCGGACGATTGTGCAGCGCCGTCGCGTTGTGCGGGCCTCGGGCTGGGGCTCGCGTATCCGGCTGCTCAAGCCCCCGGTGGTGTCCCTGGATAATGTCGGGTATTACGACGAGACCGGCGGCGAGATGATGCTGGACGTTGGCCGCTACTACTTGGCCCAGGATGACGACGAGGGCATCCCCTACGTGGAGTTGCGCGCGGGCGAGGTGTATCCGCTGCTCGACCGCCGGGCCCAGGCGGTGACGGCGTACTACACGGCCGGGTACGCGCCCGACGCGGTGCCCGCGTCCATCGTCCAGTGGATCAAGCTCGCCATTGGCACCATGTACAACAACCGCGAGTCTGTCGTGAATGGCGCGGCCAGCGCGGCGTTGGGTGACGACTTCGCCCGGTGGCTGCTCCAACCCCATGTGGTGTACGAATGAGGGCGGGCGAACTGGACCGGCGTATTACGCTGCTCAAGCCGGGCACGGTGGACGATCCATTGTACGGCCCGCAGGAGGGGCCGGAAACCGTCTTTGCGGCGCGCATCCCCGCGCGCAAGTGGGACGACAAGCCGGGCAACACCGAGGCCGTGGAGGGCCGCCTCCGGCTTTCTGGATACCCTGCTACGGTATGCATCCGGTATATGCGTGGCGTTACCTCGGACATGCGGGTTATACTCCACGATGAAACAGACCAGCTCTACGAAATCACCAGCACTCCGGCGGAAATCGGCCGCCGCGAATGGTTGGAATTCACGATAAAGGCTTTCACGTCATGAGTGCACGCGACGAGGTAATAGGGGGTGGGGCCGAGCTGGACGCGCTCTTGCAAACTTTGCCCGCGAAGATGCACAAGAATATCAACCGGGTGGCATTGCGCGCCGGGGCCAAGGTGTACCTGGACGAGGTGAAACAACGCATCCCCGAACGCTCCGGCAAACTCAAGGCCAGTGCGCGAATCACCACGCGGGCCAAAGGCGGCACGGTATCGGCCAGCGTCAAGGTGGGCAACTCGGTGGCGTGGTACGCGCACCTTGTCGAATTCGGCACGCGCCCCCACGAAATCAAAGCGAGCGGGGGGGCGATGCGTTTTGGCGGTACGGTAACGCGGGCCGTCAATCACCCAGGCACGCGGGCCCGCCCGTTCATGAGGCCCACCGCCGACGAGAAACTGGGCGAAGCGGTGGACGCGGTGAAAGCCAAGATCAAAGAGCGGTTGAACAAACAGGGCTTGAACACCCCGCCCGCACTACCACCGGATGCAATCTTATGAGCGGCGCGGCTATCGTACGCGAACTCCTGGCGGGTAACGTGGGCGTTACCAGCATCACGACCGCCGACCGGGTGCGCGTTGGTATCTTGCCGCAAGGCGCTGAACTTCCCGCGCTGTCCGTCCATGAGGTGGGTAGTGGCGAGGAGCCGACCCTTGCGCGTAACATGCCCAACAAGATGATCCGCGAGCGGGTGCAAGTCACCGCCATGGCGCATAAGTACGAGGTGATGAAACGATTGCTCAAAGCGGCGGACTTGGGGCGCGGTGTCAAAACCGGCTTTGTCCTTGGGTTCAAAGTGTGCAGCATTCTGCCGGAGGGCACCGGCCCCGAGATACCGCCGGGCGACAGTAAGATTTACGAACAGTCAAGAGATTTTGTGGTAACTTTTCTCGATTCAAATTAGAATAGCAATACCGTTTTGGCCCGCCCGTTTCCGCATTTCGCGGGCGGGTTTTAACTAAGGAGAAACACCATGCCATGGGAAGCTGATTTTGAGACTTACGCGGGCACCCGCCTGTTTATCATCCCGTTGCGCCCCGGCGACAATACCGAGGCGGCATTTGAAACCGCCTTTGCGTCGGCCCACGAAATCACTATTACCTCGGTCCCGAACTATCGCGGCCGTGAATACAGCACCGCCACCCTGTCGGTGGTAAGCAACGCTCACGACAAGACCAAGAAAGGCAGCTACTCGTTGCCGACCATGGACTGGGGCGTGCAATGGCTGCCCGACCAAGCGGGCCAGATCGACGCCGCCGCGCTGCTCGGCTCGTACGATATCGCCGGTTTCGCTGTCGTTGACCAAAACGAGGGCGTGTCGTACTTCTCGGCCCAGGTGTCGAACTTCACCGAGAATGGCGGCAGCAGCAACGACGCGCGCTCGGGTACGCTCACGCTGCTGCGCCAGTCCGACACCATCGACGCCATCACCCCGGTGGTGCCGACCGAGGACGTAACGCCGTAAAGCTTTCCGGCCTCCGGGCCGAACCCTGGCACCTACCGTTGCGTGTCGCCCTATGGGAGGGCGCGCGCAACGGCAAGGGCATTTAACTATCCTCCCATAAGGACATCACCATGACTTTCAACCCAAGCAAGTACAAGATCACCGAGCGCGCCGACTATGAAGTGCTCGACGCCGAGGGCAATACCATCTATCTGGACGAGGCCCAGACCGTACCCTGGACCATTACCGTTGCCAGCCCCGGCACCAAGAAAGCGGCCAAAGGCAGCTTTGAAATGAAGCAAGCGGTAAGCGGCGATTTGTTCGGCCAGCTCAAGGGCAAGAAATCCAGCAAGAACGAGGACAGCGAAACGGTGCTGCGCGCTGACTTCCTGATGAAGATCACCGAGAGCACCAACGCGGACGGCCTGGAGTACGAGGGCAAGACCGGCCTGGATGCGCTGCGCGCTATCTACCTGGACCCGTACATGGCCCACGTCGCCCTCGGCGTTGAAGCGTTCCACCACAACAGGGGAAACTTCAAAGCGGACTCGGAGAAGAACTAACCGAGTACGTCCGCTATACCGCGTGGTTGAATGCCACGCCGGAGGCCCCGCCAAGCGACAAGCCGGGGGCTCCGGCTCAACGCCGACGCATGCGGCGCTTGGATATCGAGGAGGTGCTGGGCGAGATTGAGGCCCCGCACGTTCCGGCGGGCCTGTACTTGCTTGATGTTCTTTTTCAAGTCGGCCCGGTGCGCGGCGATGGCCCGGTGTACGAGGAGCATTTGCAAGCGTGGGAACGGCGGCGCGATATCGAGCTGGACCCATGGGAGGCCGATATGGTGCT